TTATGTGCAACAATTTCTCATACCCAGAAACGGTTTTAGTTAATACCTATTGCAATGACGCTGGGTATCCTAATTGTGATTCAGGGCACATTGCAGGGATTGAATTGCACGCTAATGGTAGTTGTGTCGAAATAAGTACGTGTGACAACAACTCTGTGTTTCTTGGGTACATCGTTGACCCCTGGGATCTTACCAATATGGAATTGGCTACATACGTAACTGCCACATGTTGTTCAGATTGTGTCAATGTCACATGTGAATGCGTCGACAGCAACATCATTTCGAGAAGCGCCATCTACGGTGATACCTCGTGCTCGTCAATATATACTAATGTGTTTGATCCTGTATCAATATCTTTTGACGATATAGTACAGATACAAACTGAGGTGCCTACACTGGCACCGACCAGTACATGGTCACCAGCGCTTGTTGGCCCAGCGTTGATCATCAGTAACGACGGATGTTTGGCGAACCCAAATTTGGCAACTTATGTTATACCTGTTGTTCCGGAAACATGTCAACATATTGATGGATGCGGAGTTGGAGTTGGTACTGGTTGTGGCCCTATGTACGGGGTCCCAATCCAAGGAGGTCCATCATATATATGGTTCACATTTGACCATTATTTTAATATGACTGACCCAAATGCGAATTTGGTTTTAAATATTCGAGGTACATCTGGATCTGAGCATTGCGGCTATGTCAATACAACGTTGGGGAGTGGAGTCATTAGTTGTTTATGTTATGGTTATGAGGCATACGGTCCCGTCTCCATTTTTAGAAATGACTGTAATTGGGACAGTTTATATCCCGGCGTTGCTGTTGTATTAGACAATTTGGGCGGTACCTTTCCGCCTACTCCCGCATCACCTACTAACGTGCCGACCCCGGCACCCAGTGCGGCTACCGTACCACCGCCAACTGCGCCCACCTCACCAACTGCACGACCGACTTCCGCTCCCACTTTATGTGTTACTGCCACAGATGTAAATGTAGTAGGCTTTGGATCATTAGAGAATCCTATTTGGGTAAGTTTCATTGATCCTTACGCAGCTCCGATTACTCATCACGTTTGTGGGTCTGAACCGAAACCTAAAACGACAGATAACGTTGAATCAATGGTCGAGGTGATTGATCTGTTCGCACGTTTATTAAGTAGTTATACTGCCAATGATCTTGGCTCAAGTAATAAGATCAAAAACAAAATGATGCACGCGTTGAATGGTAATACGGAATTGCCAACTGAAGTGACACCATGGGAACCAGGTTTTGGAAGGCGTACATCTGGCAAAAGTAGTGAGAATGCTGGACGCCTAGTAGATGTGGAGGCACATCGCAAAAGGACTGAAGCACTGATGGCTTCAATGGGTGTGGCCGATGTGGGCGAGACAGGAAATAAGATGACAAATGGTCATATCGTGGCACAGCTGATTGGAGAACAGAGAAGATTGGAAAAGTGTCGTTGTTTCAACCCTTATGCATGGATGAAGCTAATTGACCAAAAAAGTGGTGACATTATGACAGATGATGAAATTGCTGAATTAGGCGGAATTGACAGCATCTTCAATGATTCTGAGAAAGAAGAAAGGATCAGCAAGAAGCAAGAAGAGCGAGCTTCCTCAGGAAATAAGGCACCTAGCACTAGACCAAATAACGGAAATACGAATAACGGAAGTGTTAATGGGCAAGTTGAGCAGAAGAAACGCATCGGCAATGTGAACAAGAGTGACGACTTTGATGCCCTTAAACTTACAAGAACACTCGCTGAATATGAGTCACTTGAGAATAAGAGAGCAAAAAGACTTAAGCGAGTGGAACCGATTATTCGTGATATGAAACGTTGCATGGGATGGATTTTAGGGAATCAAATTTCGATTGTTACTGCATGCAAACTTATCACATTAGTAGACCCGGAATGGCTGGCCGATGAACGTGAGAGTATAGAATATCATGGTTATAGCGAACTGATTAATACTTTTGTTGCATGTCGATTTAACAATACTGAGTTAGCTTATTTCATGATCAGCTTAGAACATGATGACGTAGCACACGAGATTGCTGGGAATGAGGAATTGGAGAATGATTTTAGGTCAATTCAATTTTCGTTGGCAAACGATGGGTATGGGGCAGTTGAGGCTGAAACGCGTAATGCGACAATGCACGCCTTAAATGGTAACATAGCACAACACTTCATGAGTAAGAAACAGATGAACAAGTTGGCTCACACTTTAAACGGCAACACAAGTGTACTTCCGGTTTCTCAAGTCGATACTGTTGTAAGTGGAGAAATGAAGGTTCCAAAGGAAATGGTGACGCAAGAAGTAGCCAGTAGTTCAAGTACATCAAGTGTACCGTTAATCGATTGGGTAGGCAAGGAGCGCGGGTTCTCATACTCACCTGGTTTCGTCACGAATGTAGGTGACAGTGTCAATGGAGATATTTTTGTCAAGCAAGATAGTAGTGATGGAATTGAACGATTTGTTGATAGTTCTATCCCTGCTCAGGAAGCATTGATGACCTACCGAGATGGAACATTAGGCACGGCTACAACCAGATTGAAGATATTATCCACTTTGGGAATACACGGTGTCAGGAGTAGAGGAAAATATTTACAGACAAAAATGTATGAGGAGGTTGCTGCAGCCAGATCTCGTTTACGAGATAATACTACTTCAGCACTAGGGTATTACATGACCGATCTACTTACATTTGGGGATGTACCTGCTATACAATGTGACGATATGACTTATGGATTCATGAAGGTGATTCAATTAATGCTCGCGTCAGCTCCGAGTTCAAATCCTAATAATGGTTTGCCATTACGTGGCCCACTAGAGAGTTGCGACAGTACCTTCTTTGTCAATACTGGCGCTGCTGCGATAACGACCATTAGTGCTGGTTCAAATGCTAACCTAGGGGAAGGAGTCTTTTGGCCTACCGTACCCGGTTTTAATCCAAGAATTCGTTTACATGTAAGTTTGGATACATTGGCAGCAGATGAGATTCAGAACGCAATTGTTGTACCGCAATGGTGCGCGACTCTGGCGCCAGAGATATTCAATGCGTATGTAAGACTTTTGGTTTTAATGTTCTTGCCTGCTCCTTTTTGTTTCATCAACTGGACAATTCAGACTACTGCTGGTGAACAGTTGTTTACTCCTTTTGTATCACAAATCGCTTTTAATGGACTCAACTTGAGTGTTGTCAATTTGATATTGCCTATTAGAACGCAGTGTTCTAACAAACCTGGGACAACATTGGAAGCGGGACGATTGCCAATACAGATACCGGCTTTCAATGGTGCATTGATGGAGGTCAATGGATCTGATCTACAAGCTTTAGACTACAATGTTAATGTGTGGTTGTTGGAAGATCTGCCACGACATGTTGACCCGACAATTATTACGAATTTTCTTAATGATATGAGTAAGATGTTAGGTTGTAGAACCATGGTAGAGGATGCACGTGATAGGATGCGATGCTTAACCTGGAGAGGACAGCCACTCAAGATGCAACAGATGGGCGATCATACTAATGCAAATGGTCCAGCAGTGTCGAGTAATCCTGCAGGCAGGAGTAACACAGGGAATGAGTGTGATTTAGTAGGATGTAAAATACTTGCAGTCCTAGCCGATTTTCCAATCGCTCCAGCTCGCACAGATTATGTTTTTAGTGCAGCTACACCTTTCATGTTTTCTCAAATTGCTATAGGTGCATACGCTAATAGTGTTGTGGATACAGGAAAACGTCTGGTCTGGTGTGTTGAAGAGTTCATGTTGAGTCGAGCATTATGTCGTCGTTTCTTGATGGCCGCACAAATTCATTGGGATATGTTGGGTTTGAGTATTGATGGCATGGAGCGGGGATTGCGTGGGACTAACAACGTTCAGCTGAGAGATTATATGTATGATTTCTTTTCAGGCGCTGTTGTTAACAGTCTAGGTGTACCGATTTCTGCTGGTCAAAAGATAATTAATGACATCTGTATTCAATACTTGGGTTGCTCGTTACCAGTTGATCAGTACAGTAATAACATCCTAGGTTACAGACGACAACCGAGCGGGTTTCAAGAAGCTTACGGGAATGGGTCGGGCATTGACACTACTCGATTGAAATTCGGGTTGTATACTGATTGCATTATGAGCCATTGGCTTAAGAACCCTATCTTAGACTATTGCCAACCACCAGCTGCATCTGATGGAAACGTTCGCTTGACAATGGGTCCTGGTGATCAAATACCTTTACAGGGCCAACCCACAGCAACTGCTGCTACTATTACGCCTTGGAATTTGAATCAACCTGTGTATATCTCCTCAGAGACATGGGCTCGCGATGATAGTTGGGCTCATCGTGCAAATCGGCGTGCAATGCTTTGGTTGAAGCGTTCTATAAGATATGGTGATGGTGTTGCTGCAGGACAAGGTTTAAATACTGTTTTGTGTTCACCGTTGGGCGAGGCAATCCCTGGATATTCTACTCTGAATATGAATTATACTATGACGACAGGTCGTGCAGCGAGCATTGCGCTAGGGCGGGCAGACATGGCTTTTGAGATGAACAACAAATTGGATATTTGGCCTATTATTGACGCTACAGTTACATGGAAGTGGATAATCATTGCCATTGATGCTGGTTTTGCCGCACAAAGTCAACTGTTCTATGCCTTGTTATCAAGTCAACAGACCGTTAGAGTGTCAAGAGTGATTAATATCAATGTTACAACAACGCCAATTAACTTGCTGCCAACTGGGACCTTACAGATGAACCCTATGCGTAAGAATTTGGAAGCTGCAAAAGTTGTTGAAATGCCAGGAACTGGGTCAACAGTTAAACCGGGATCTGCGAATGAAGAGATCATCCTGGTAAACGTTGGCTCGCAGTAAACGTAGGTAGCCCTGAGTGGGGCGCTACTGCGAGCAAGTACTACCCACACATTAACTTGGAAGTACTGAATTGGATTTTGAGCGACGCACCAAATGATGCGGAAGTATTCTTGCATAGATTATACTTTAAAGACTCGAAAGCAGTGATGTCTTTCCCGTCTCGGGGAGAGGGCGGTTTGATTCCAGACCCAAGGATCTTGGGAAGGCAATCGGCAAGTGAAATTGCAAAGACCGAGGTGAATAGGTGGTATAAGGAAAACTCGCACGAGATAGTACTATGGAATGCGAAGAAGCAGAAAAGAATAGAAGAACTAGAACTGCAATTCGGACAACCAATAGTAGACTACCTCATGACCAAAGTGGATTCGAAAGAATTCGATGACTTGTGTACGCAAGTTTGGCCATTCAGAGTGAAAGGTGACAAAGCCATACGTAGAAGTCGATTTTATGATTTGGTTAAGTGTTGGGGGCGTGCCGGACTTGAGTGGGCTGTGGAGATGATTGGCAACAATTATATTCATGTGCTAATTTCTAGTTGGTATGCTATGGGCATGGATGAAGTTTGGCGTGATAACATGTTACCGTTGGCGCGGATGTCTCTTGATAATTGGGACAGAGTGACTGCTGTGATAGGGGATTACGTGAAGGCTAATGACATGCAACCCGGATGGCATTGCTATGCTGAGATGAAATGTTTGAGTGGATATAGACTAGCCCCATGGCCAGGTTTTGATGCCGAAGAAAGCACAAAGACACTCGCGGAAGGCGGCAATGAACACGACATGTACAGATCGTTTGATTGGTGGACGAAGGTGACCCTCAAATCTGGACTGCATAAACCCACAGTTTATCAGACTTTTGATGATTATGTGCGATCAGGTTCGTGGATAACCCAAGGCGCAAGTAGCAGAGGCAAGCTAACTGTCAAATATAAAGATGAGACTTTTGTTGTTAAGTGTCGAAAAAATATGGTGGTAGACTCTATTAGTATAGAAGAGTTGATTGATTTAGGATATGCTAGTACAGAGCAAGTGTCAACCGCCTTTTTGAAATGTGAGTTAGGTAAAGTACGAATAGCTGTTTGCAGTGATTTGGAAACATACTTGCTTATGAATTGGATCGTAACAATGAGTGGTCGAGGCTACAAAGAGTGGCAGAACGTCACCAGAATCGAGGGTGCACTCGAAAAAATAAGAAGAATGAGAGCAATGATGATGGCATTGCGC